TTGGTTGGGAAACAGTTGAGGACGAATACGATAACGACAACTGCTTTTGGCTCGAAGTATCTGGTAACAGCATGGCTCCAAAAATCGACAACGGAGATCGAGTGCTTATTCAGCGGGACGCAGAAATTGAGAGCGGCTGTATTGCCGTGGTCGTGGTAGACGGTACAGACGGGTTTTTAAAACAAGTCGAGTTTGGTGAGAACTCCACCTCGCTTCACTCGTTTAATCCGTATTATCCCGACATGGAGTTTGTAGATGCCGATCAAAAACGTTTGCACTTTGTCGGTCGCGTCCGGGAAATGAAGCGGAGGTTTTAATATGCGTCAGAAGTTTAAAATCGACCTCTCCATGTTAACCCCGGAAGAACAGCAGCAGTTTCGTGATGACTCTACCACCTTGACCAAAGGTGAAGTTGATGTCGCTTTGTACCTTCGGTTTAGTTCGGAACGGCAGAAAGAACAGTCCATTGAGGGTCAGCTCCGAGACTGTATTGCGTACTGTAAGCGCAAGAGCTTCCGCATTGTCGCCATCTATGTTGACCGTGCCACGACCGCTCGGAAAGATGTAGAGAAACGAGTCCATTTTCAAGAGATGATTTCCGACAGCGCCCATCATCTCTGGAACTTTGTGGTCGTGTGGAAGCTCGACCGCTTTGCCAGAAATAGAGAAGACAGCGCCGTGTTCAAAATGCGGCTGCGGAAGAATGGAGTTCGAGTCAAATCCGCAACCGAAACAATCTCTGATAACCCCGAAGGTATCATCTTGGAGTCTGTACTTGAAGGTATTGCCGAATACTATTCCGCAGACCTCAGCCAGAAGATTACCCGCGGTCTGAGAGAGTCAGCCATGAAGGGTCATTCCGTTGGTGGTCATGTTCCCTTGGGGTACAAAATCGAAGACCATAGACTTGTAATAAATCCGGCAACCGCCCATATCGTCCAAGAAGCATTTCAACTCTACGCCAACGGCGAGAGTGTGGCTGAGATTTGCCGTATCTTCAACGGCAAGGGCTACCGTACCGCCAAGAACTCGGAATTTAACCGAAGCAGTTTTAAATCCATATTTAAGAATGTGCGGTATATCGGGACATACATCTACAAAGACATAGAGAAAGAAAACGCCATTCCAGCAATCATCGACAAAGACCTCTTTGAAACGGTGCAACGGCGGCTTTCTTTGGCCGCTGACGCGCCCGCAAGGGGTAAAGCTAAGGTAGATTACCTCCTATCCGGAAAGCTGTTCTGCGGGCATTGTGGAGCCACTATGAACGGGGAAAGCGGTACGAGCAAAACCGGAGCTATCCACAACTACTATACCTGTTATTCTCGGAAGCGGCGAAAGGGCTGTAATAAGAAACCATTAAAAAAGGACTTTATTGAACGTGTTGTAGCCCAAGACGCTATGGCGTTGCTCACCGATGATGTAATCGAAGAACTGGCTGACATGGCTATGTCACAGGCCGATAAGGACTTGAAAGAGAACACCCGTATTCCAGAATTGTCCGCTAGACTCACCGAAGTCGAACAAGGTATCAATAACATCACCAAGGTCGTTGAAAAAGGAATTGCGTCTGACGCTCTCCTGAACCGCCTGACCGAGTTGGAGAAAGAAAAGAAAGATCTGACCTCTCAGCTTCGGGAAGAAGAAAAATATATCTGCCGAATTGATAGAGATCAGATAATATTTTGGCTAACGAAGTTCCAAGGCGGTGATATAGAAGACGAGGATTGCAGGCGGCGCATCATCGACCTTCTGGTAAATTCCGTGACGGTATGGGACGAACCTGACGGATATAAAATCACCACTGCATACAACCTCACTTCCTGCAAAACCAAGACTTTCCGGGTCAGCAACAACGCTGACTCTCCTTCTGGCGAGGGGTTCGGATTTGGGGAGCTATCGTCCACCATTGCAGAGCCAGACGAACCAGCATGGTTCGTCTGGCTTTTTTATGCTCGAAGATCTGCATGGTCAGCGGTATTTTCGCGCTGCCCTATCCGGTGTCACACCGCCCGGTGGGCTTTTTCGCGCAAGGCGAAACCATGCTGCGTATTTTCCGTCTGAATGTGCAGGACTCTGTACCTGGGAGCGGTGGCAAGAATTAAGACTAATTCAAGTATCATTGGCTATTTTTTTCGGCATAACCCTGCTATAATGTTTCCACACAACAATGCGTCTTTAGGAGAACAGAGCAAATGGCAAGCACAGAACCATCAATGACCGAACAGCATGCATGCAGCGCAGCGGCTCTGCCGGAGGGAGCCTTTCTCCCGGCCGGACCGCAGTGTCCCGGACGCCATCCGGAAAGCGGCGCCGCAGGATCTGCAGGCGCTCTTTTCTGCGCCCGTGTG